TTTTACCTCGCTTTCTTTTATAACATCATCATATTTATATAATTTATACATTTCAATTAAGCCCATCAACTGGTCTGCATAAATCTTGCTTGTTGCATATCCTGCATTCTGTAAGCCCCTACAAGCTTTTTTATAGTCTGTCTGACCAATAACTCCATGAGTGCTATAGTGGGCTTCTCTCCAACCCTCATGAAAGAATTTAGCATGATCTATAAGGCTCTCTTTCCATGAATCATATTTTCTAAATGCTGCATTGATGAAAAATTGTTTATTATTCTTATCATATTCAGCTGTCCTGACGGTGTAACTCTCACCTTTCCAATCATCCTTAGCCTTAATGCCAAAAAGATTGTTTGCTTTAGTGGCTAATTCTGATATCCCCCAGCCTGACTCTAAGCACGCTTGAGCTATGGTTACACTAGGTAAAATCTTACCAGCATACCATCCAGCAATTGCACCATCCTTAACTTTTTCTATAAAAATATCCTGCTTAGTTGCCATCATATCACTTCCTTAAATATAAAAGGTGGCCTTAAAGACCACCTTATTTACTAAGTTTTCTACCTGGTAAAATTACCAGGTAAAGTTTATTAAATTAAAATTTATTCGCTTTTTTCTTTTAATTGCTCCAGGGTCTTTTTCAAGGCACTAGGATATCTTACCCCTAGCTTTCCGCCATTTTCTAATATGGAAAGTCCCTCATTTGCTATATAGAAGAAGCATGTAGCCATTCGTATAACTTGGTTATCTATCCCCATCAACCTGTCTAGTTGCACAGCTAAAGCTACCATAAAGAAAATCACCACTTTCTTAGCTATGCCCTTAAATCCCACTCTAGAATTTAGCTTTTTATTATATCCTGCTGCCAAAAGACCACTTGCATAGTCAACGATTATAAAAACAAGCAACACCTGAAAAGTCTTGTCCCAGCCACCGAATAGGTATCCACACACCCCTCCAGAACAAGCTCCAATTATTTTGATTAATTCTCCAGCATTTTCAAATTTCATTTTGTCTATTCTCCTTTTATTTTAGTTGTTTTAGTATGTTTTTAAATTCCCTATTTTAGTTAAAATATCCGTTGGGTTGCACTCAACAAATACCGCATTGCCATTATTTTCGGTAGTATGTGACTTACAATATATGCCTGTATTTGCACCGCTTACAACATATATTGTGTAGTCTTTTAGGCTATCATATGTAGTAGTTGAGTTGCCCAAAGTAACCTCATTACTGGTAAATTTAGTTACTTCTTTGATATCCCCACTTACTTTTTCATATCTTAGATGATGCCCAAATATATTTACAGAACCACCAGTACGAGCAGTTAATAGCCCGATAGCAACTTTAGTAAGCAGTCCATCAGATTCACTAAGACTATTCAAGTTTGCACCAGCTTGCCATTTTGAACACCTTTCTGCCAATTTTTCTACCACAGGCATGGTAATCCATAGATAAGGCATTAGGTGTTCAGAAAGTGAATTGACCCTATCCAGTATAGAGCTGTTGTCATTTTCACCTTCTAAAAAACTATATATGAAAAGTCCGTGTTCGTCAGCTTCGGCCCTGAGGTTGGAGTCGGGTACTAAGTTAGATAGATTTACAAGTGAGTATCCTGCGTCTTTTTGTCCCTGTGTTTTGGGAACCATATTTTTTAAAGAGACATCAACTTTATCCACTGTCTCATTTATTTTTTTTAGTTCATCTTTAATCATTTAGTTACCCCCTAAGTTTTTGTTAATTGATTTTAAGAAATCATCCACTCCCTCAAGTGAGGTCTTGATTTCATTGACATCTTTTGTATTAGCACAGTTTTTGATTTTGTCATCTACATAATCCTTACTAACTACATCTAAATCCTGTTCTATTAGTCCTAAAATCTTCATTATTTACTCTCCTTATCCTACTATAACCACTTTATATTCATTTGCCTTAGGTGGCTTAGCAAACTTCACCTTGACGTTATTAACGTCTGTAACTTCTACATCTGTAATCACCTGGGCGAAAGGTGCTTTATTCTCCCTCACCATAACTACCACATCCTGTGAATTCAGATTATGATTTACAGTGAACTCTGTGGCTGTGCCATTGCCTATTACATCTGCGAACTTTCCAGTCTTGCCAGCTATCCCCTTCTTTAAAGCTGTAGTTAAGTTATCGCTATTCTTTAATAACTCTTCTATCTCTTTAAAAGTGTCATAAGCACTTGACGCACCATTTACCAATTTGTTAATTTCCTGAGTAACAAAGGTCTTTGCCTGCTGTAAGGCCGTATCTGCCTTAGCTTGTGCCTGTGCGTCAGTTATTTTAGCCGCAAGGGTATTATCAAGGCCCGTAATCTTATTAGTTGGTATGGTCTTATTGCTAGCTATCAGGGCCTCTATGATAGTATCTATCTTTAGTTTATCGTCTAATCCATCAACTTTGGATGTACTGATTTTGGAATTACCGCCGTTAATTTTAGATACTATGTCCCCTGCTGTAATAGCCCCGGCTATACCATTTATCCTATCTGCGTTGATATTTTCAGAGCCACCATTAATCACGGCTACTATATTGGCAGCCTTTAGCTTGTCTGCTAGATCCTTGATTTTATCCATATTAATTAGACTATCACCATCATTTATCGTGTCAACTATACTAACGGCAGTAGGTGAAGCGTCCTTTGCATCCATGGCTATCCACGCTGTGCCAGTATAGACATAGGCCCTCTTATTCTTAGTGTTATAGTAGACCTGACCCGCTACTGCCTGGCTAGGCTCTACAGCCACTGAGTGAAGCACAGCTTCTAGTAACTGATTTTGATTTGCTTTTAAATTTGTAAGTAAATTCATATTTTACCCCTTTCAAAATTTATTAATTAAAAAAAGCCACTCCCGAAAAAGGATGGCTAAATTTCAATTCTACTGTATTTTCATTTATATGTCTTACATCCCCATAAACCTCATTATTGCCGGTGTCTGCAACCGATACGGCTGGATACTTACCTAGATTATGCTGGACTGTCCAAGTATCGCTGGCCACCTGCTGGTTGTGGGTGTATGACTTATCGACAACTTTATCTAATCCCTTAGTCTTTTCTACAAGCTCTTTTATTTTATTCTCTGCATTTATAAGAGACTCGAAAAGATCTGTAGCACTAATCTTTTTTAGATTGTCTAATTCAACATCTATCAAGCTTTCAACATAGTTGATACTGAAGATTCCTGATAAAAGTTTTTTACCCCCATCTATTATGGCTAGTTCGGTTAAATATTCCCCCCTATTAAGGCACGGAAATATAACATCTACGTAGGCATTTTCTTTATCAAAAAACACCTGTTCATTCTCAAATATTTCACCGTTAATTTTAATAACATTTCTAAATTTTAAGTCAGATAAGTTTTTAAAATCATTTAGGATAAACCTAACACCTCGTGCAGATTCACCTGCATTTACGACAAATACCTGGTCTACAAAGCTATCCGGGGATAGATAATGTCTGTATAATCCCTTAAGCACTTATTTCACCTTCTCCCTAAGTAATTTCTTAATTTCGGCTAATTCTTCTTCTAGCTTACCAACCCTATCTTCCAGGGCCTCACGCTTTTTAATTTCCTCTTGTAGGGCAACATGAAGCATAGATGTGTAATTACCCATATTGATTGATAGTAGTCCATCAGAGTCTTTTACTACCAAATAATCTTGAATGAATCTAAATCGTTGAACATCCTGGGCTATCATTGATAAGTTGTTCCCGCTAAACTTCTTATATTGATATGTTGCCAAATTTATCGTTTTTACAAAATCAAATATATTAGATTTATTTATGTTCCCTGGTCTATCTTCAATGTATTTGATGTTGTCCTTAACACGTCTGTCCGACCTTACAGAGTATATATAGTATTGCAGCCACCCCATAGATACCCTAGCATCATATAAGCTTAAAACTCCACTTCCGGCACGTTCTCCACCGTTATATATCCACTCCTCATTAGGGTTAAAATTAAAGAACAAATCACCACCGGAATACATTCCAACACCACCGGAACTTCTCATGGCTATATATGTTCCTGAATTAACCTTTAGTCTAATAGCACTACCGTTAGCGTCAATTGACTTACAGTCATTGGATCCGGGAGAATATCCACGCTCTAGAATAATTCTTTCACTCGTGCCGGGATATAAGAAGTCGGTTGTAATCTCACCGGACCTTATCTTCTCAGCAGTAATTGCCCCAGCTTCAATCATGTTTGTCTTAATCATAGGTATTATAGCTCTACCATCAGCACCTAGCTGAATAGTTTCGCCAAATTTTCTACCAATCATAAGATTACCAGAGTGTGTGAACATCCAATTTACTTCGCCATTTTCCATGCCGACCATTCCTGATATTTCTTGCCAGCTATCGTGATACTTAGCCCTTATATTTTTTCCGATGTAAATCCCTGTTTTATTTTCATATGAGCCGTTACCCACGAATAGTTCAGGAGTAAATACATATTTTCCCGATATCTCAGTAGCATTACCATTCCACGCTTTTAGTGCTGGTGGTAAGTCTTCCATACTTCCATCCTTTCCCTGAAGGTCGGATTGTGATGGATACCACTCTACATCATCCGGAATAGGCTTCTCAGAAAGAATAATCCACCTAATGCGGGTAATTTTCCTACAGTCAAATTGTATCATATGAGAATTAACCGCATGGGTTGTAAATTCTCCCGAATATATTTTAAACTCAGCTACATTCGAATCCTCAACCCTTGTCACTTGAGTATATCCACTTCCATAATAATACACCGACATATATAGAGAGGATGCCATGAATTTTACAAAATACTTTGTGCTTTTCTTCAGCCCTATGTACTGATTAATTTCTACCGCTCCATCGGTGTCGGATGCAAGAACGTTCATTACGTGTTGACCGTCAAAAGGTGTTATTCTAACAAGACTCTTTTCTTTTTGACTTTTGACTTGCCATTCATTTAATTTGTTAGGGTCGTTACTAGGTTCGTTTGTAGCAAAATCATTGTGAAAATCTCCATTGGATATTAAGTTATACTTAAAAGATTCTCCATCCTGGCCTTTTACCCTTACCCAAGTATAATCACTGTAATTCTGACTATCTTCTAGGGTAAAATCGGTGTAAGTCCCCATATATTTCTTGTCTGTGCCACCCTGAGTTGTAAATCCAACGGCACCATTTGAGCTATCAGCCCAAGCTACATGAAAATATGGCGTCTTTCCGTCCGCTCCTGACTTTCCTGGGGTTCCATTGGCACCATCTTCACCAACATATTTAGTCCACTTATAGGCGGACTTTAAAGCTGGTGCACCACTAGAGTTAGTTATAGCAAATCCTATATATTTGTATGGCTCTCCTGAGTCATCCACTGCATTTACATACATAGCCCCTACATCCCCACCACTATCTGAGTACCTGGTGTGAACATACTGGGATTGCCCATCCTGACCTTTTAGCTCCTGTTTTAGTCCCTCTGAAAACTGGTCTGATTTAATCCCACCGGTTCCAAATTTCAGATTTTCACCATCAAAAAGCAGGGCATAATGTTCTAAGTCACGCCCTAAGAAAAAAGTCTTATTGTCCAAATCAATACCAAAGCCGCCATCTTTTGACTGGATTACCCCAGTAGTGATGTTACCGCCATGGATAACGGTTGATTTATTTTGCTTTTTTAGGTCCTCGAACTTAACATAGCCCTCTAAGTTAATGTTTTTAGCAAGAAGTTTTATTTCTTCTTTTGTCTGCTCAACTAGTGTTTGAAAATCTTCTGTCCCCACCTTAGATTGGATTTTGTTATCCATAACTTTTAGTAGGGCGTTTATCTTCTCCACGTGTCTGACAATCTCTTTTCTTCGATTAGCCGGGTCATAGTTAATCTGTTTACACTCGCATTCCTCAACTAACCCACCATTATAGGTAAGCTTACGAACTAAAGGAAGGAAGTTATATTCCTTACCTGCCCTAATTACCTTAACACATCTAGCAGGTCTCAGTCCTGGGTTTCCATTGTATTTTATGGAAAGGGCTGATAGTTCATTGAATCTAAAAGATTTCTTAGCATTATCAATGTAGTCTGCACCATTACCCTGGATAAACATGTTATCCACGATATGAAATTTCCTAGGGCTATCGGGGTTGTAGTCTGCGTCATCAGCCCCGTTTTGGATTATCTTGACACTATCCAGAAGAATTTTACAGTCAGAATTACTTGTATTTTTATACTCTTTAAATGAAATTAAGTTGTCATCATTTATCTTAATTTCATCATCCAATGTATAACTGCCTATATCCAATTTCTGGGAATCAACATCTATATAAGCCCACGCACACATTAACTCAGCTACCTGGGCTAAAACTTCCCTCGCAGTCATATCATAAAAGTTAGGCTTAAATTTAATAATTCTATCAAGTAGCGTAGAGTTTTTGATGTTGTCTGATGGTTCAACGCCACAAATATTACATATATCCAGCACTATATTTTTAAGGGATGTTGGGAAAGTCAATTTGCAATCATACTTAACATTAAACTTATGCATCCTGTCATAACACTTTAACTCCCAACTTTTCATATTATTTCCTACTGAGTCCACAATAAACTCCCCTATTGATGTATAGTCAAAGTCCCGGGGTGTTTTAACTCCAATCTCCACTTTTGCCAGTTTATCCTTAAAGTTTGATTCTCTGAAATTTTCATATTTATCTACTAGTTTTATAGTAGCTGACGCCATGAAGGCAGTTCCTACTTCAAAATCATTACTCTCTGACAATCCAGTTACGGCTCTTATGCTTTCTAAGTGTTCATCAGTAAATACTTTATCCCCGATTGTCACTTTTGCCCTAAGCTCCCTTGCTGGTTTTGAAAAAGATTCTTTGATAATCATACTCCCCATGTCTATCACCTACCTTTCTATAAGATTAAACTTAAGCCCTGTCCAAAGTTCTGTATTACTACTATATAAAGCCGCAGTTCTATCCCCACAATACATCTGCTTAGTAATCTGACCCTCTAGGGGGTCTACGAAGGTAACACTAAAGAATACCCCTGCAATAGCCCCTAAAATTGCCTTTATTGCTTCACTTTGTAAAGGGCCAAACTCAAGTTCAATTTTTCGCTTGACTGCGATTCTGTCCCTCATCATTTCACCCTTTACATTTCTGACAGAGGAGTCTGAATCTAGGTCTTGTAGCGATACCTTATATGGCTTTACATACTTAGTTACGTCAATTCCATTTATATTTATCATGTAAAGTTTCCCCCTCTCTAAGTGAATACTGGCTTTCCTGTACGTTTTTGAACATCATCTATATACTCAACTGACTTTTTGCCTATTACCTCTCCATCTAACTCTAAGACTATATTAATGGTCTTTGGTGGTGGATTATCGTCATTATCCCCACCCATAAGGTCTATTATCTCTTTAATAATGCCATCCTTATCTGGTGGTGGTTGAGGTTTTGTATCTCCCATAAACGAAAGTTCAGGTTGGTAAAGTTCCGGGATATTCATTAAGTCTTTCATAGCGTCCATAACCTTACCGGATTCAGCTTCTATACCAATAGCCATGCCCTTAGGAATCATCTTACCTATCTGGTCCCTGAATACTCTTGATGGTGAGTGGATACCAAACCAGTCACACACAGTATCAACTACCCTGTCACAGAATCCACCTAGCTTATCTAAAATCCAGTCAGTGACAGATGATATACCATTCCACAATCCTATGATTAGGTTTTTACCTATACTGAAAAGGTTAATACTCTTAATAGCATTGAATATACTTCTCCCGACATTGGCCATGGCTGTGACTGCACTACTCATTGTGTTGCCTATACCTCTGGCAATATGCCTAACTAGATCACATCCAGCAGTTAGGAACTTGGCAAAGAAGTCTACTATGGCTTTTAGTGCCTTAGATATACCCTCACCACATAGTCGGATTATCTCACCCCAAAGGTTGATATACCAGGTGATGAACTTTGCCATAAACTCAGTCGCACCCTTTAATATGGACATTACTAGGTCACCTAAGCCCTTTAGGACCTTAGAACCAAACTCGGTAATTCCCTTAACTATGCTATCCCACGTATCGGATATGAACTTGCCTATTCCGGTAAATATATCGACACATGCCTTTTTTATACCTTCCCATATCTTTTTAATTTCAGGACCTATCTTATCCCAATTCTTCCATAGTACTACCGCTATGGCTACCGCAGCACCAATAGCAAGTGTAACAGCACCTATAGGTGAACAGATAAAAGCGAATGCCTTTGTAACTAGACCTATTGCTGGGGCTAAATTTGTTGATAAAATCGTTCCTAAGCCTGCTTGTGCAATACTCGTTGCTAGTAGATAACCCTTATAGGTAAGCAAGGCAACGCCTGCACCAGCCAATGCACCACACAACAAATCAAAAGCTGGATTACCTTCTTGCAGGATCCATTCAATAAGTTCACTAAACTTATCTAGTAGAGAAGCTATTATATCTAGCACCTTGCCAATTGCGGGCCCTAGAATCTCTAAAAACTTCCCTGCTACTGGTGCTATAAAATCAGAATATATACGCCCGGCTAACTCAAATAGTCTTGTGGCAAGTCTCCCTATCGACTCAAATAGATGGTTTCCACCATTATCCCAAACACCCCTGAATCCTATTGTCATAGACTCAAACAGGCCAGAAGTGGCATTTAGGCACTGCATGACTGTATCTGTGATAGATGGACCAAACTTAGCCCATAGACCGTCTAAAGAACCCGTCACATCATTTATTAGGCCAAGTATGTTATTAAACCCATCTCCTATATGCTGTAGGAATTCTGTGCCTATCTGGTTCTTTTCCCAAGACTCTTTAAAAGTCTTTGGTATTTGTGAAAACAGATGTGTTACATTACCCAGGATATCAAGGCAGTTGACAGCTATTTCATCACCAACAGTCCCCCATACCTCTCGTATGCTATTAGTTATGCTTCCAAATAACTGAATAGTATTAATTATTCCATCAGCTATATTTTGGATAATTTGTGTACCTCTGCCCTCGTCATCCCATGCTAACCTAAACGACTTAGCTATATCACCTATTAGTAGTAATATATTCTGTAATAGGCGTTGTATGGAATCTAGCATTTGGGTTCCGGTGCCATTGGTCCACACTTCATACAAAGACCTACCTACTGATTTTGCAAGTTCAGATATCTCACCCATGGCATATTTAAAGGCATTTACTGTATTTTGGCCCTCATTTGCCCAAGACTCCTTAAATGGCTTAAATATACCATCCAGTATCTTCTTGAATTTATCAAATACAGATGTATCACCGATTTCAGTAGTGGCGGCATTAACCCAACTAGGAACGTCACCATCTCCTGATTTAACATTTTCAACATCCGATTTCAAATTAATTGTATTGATCTCGTCAAATCCTGCCAAGGATCCTATCATTTCCTTAGCTGACTTCTTGACTTTATTGGCAGTCTTTTGTGACTGCTTACTCATTTCTTTGTAGGCTGCCGTCTGAGTGTTTAATTGCTTAGCACCTTGCACACTAGCCTTATAGGTTGTACCAAACATTGTGGCTATAAAAGCCGCCATATATCCAGTTGCCTTAGCCAGCCAAGACATCAAATTTACCAAAGCAGGAATCATAATATCCATGATTGGTTGGAAAGCAGCTGCAAGGTTTAATTTTACAGTGTCCAGTGAAGCCCTATATCTTTCATTGGCCATTAAGGCATCACCTATATACCCTGTAAGACCTCTTAGCATTTTAGATATTGTGCCGATTATAAATAATCGCCTGAATACTCTCCAAAATGACTTATCTAATGTTCCTAGACTTTTGCTGCCTCTCTCTCCTGCGTTTTGGGCTGCTCTGCCTAATCTTTTAAAGCCGTTGATGGTCGGTTTAAACGGCAACATCATAGCCGACCTCATGCCCCTAAAAGTCCTGTTAGTGATACTCTTTAGGCGTGAATTTGTTTTAGATACGGCTTTAGTTACTCCTGAAGTAGCACTATTTGCCTTATCTTGTAACATCTTCATATGTCTTTCTGTCTGGCTCAGCTTAGAATTTAAGTTACCTACACTTAGACCTATCCTGTCTACTGCCTGATTCTCTTTGGCAATCTCACCGGCTAATTTTTTGGCACTAGCTGTGTTAGGGTCAAATACTTCTTTAACCTGTCCACCAACACTTTTCATTGATGTTGCAGCCTTTTTATATTCGGCCTCTAACTCTTTAATTTTCTTAATGTGCCTATCCGCTGCGGATTCTTGTAGGTTGATTGTTTCTTTAATCAGGGCTATCTGTTCCTGATAATATTGTATATCCGCCTTAATATTTGTCTTAATCGGTGGTGCTCTCGGTTGCGGTATGCTTATCTTATCACTGATATTAGGTATGGCATCTTGCCCAGGGTTTATCTGCTGAGTGTTTAATGCTTTTAGCTTTTCCATAAGGATATCAACAGCCTTACTAATGCCGCCAATCATCTTCTGTAGTGCCACATCAACTTTAGTCACTGTCTGTTCCATGCCAGTATCAACTTTTTCCATGATTTTATCCATCTTAGTTGTAGACTGTTCCATACTCTTGGCAAAGGCTTCACCCATCTTAGTAGCACCTTCAGGAGTTTCAAACATGGACTTTATCTTCTCAGCTATTGAGTCGGTCACTTTGCTAAGTGATCCAGAAATATCTGCGTCTAACTCAACTCCAAGCTTTACTGTACCTACACTATCTGACATACCAATCACCTCACTTTCTATTGCTGCCTATATCTACCCAAATGCTTTTTCAAACATATGTTCTAGTTTCTTCATCATCAATTCGTTTTCTTCTTCTGTCCTTAATCTGGCTTGCTTACTTCTCCAGTCTTGTCTTATTTTTCTTTGGTGTTCATTAAAAGTCTTTAGCGTTTCCTTGTCTTCTTCTGACCTTATGGATACGACTTGACCCAGTGGGGTCTTTGGCATAATTCCACTAAGTAGTGTACAAAACTCATCCCACTGCATATCTGTCTCTCTAAGCCTAATACCATACTGTGTCACAAATGAAGCCTCTATCAGGTCCCAATCCTCTACAAGGTCGTACCATCTAACTTTTTTTCCTGAGGCTCCCCCTCTTCATCATCAAGACCCATCATTGCGTTAGATATCGCCTCTACTATAGCCTGTAAGTCTGGGATTGTGAAATCCTGCGACTCAACATATTCAAGACCTTCAACCCCTATGCCTATAGACACGATTTCTCTTAGCAATTTTAAATTATCTTTTTCATTCTCAGCTATTCCCTGGATAGCAATAGCCCCCTTAAGAGAACTATTTACTTTAAATTCCTTACCCTCTTCAAACTTAATTACTGGCTTTTGCCTAGTCAACTTGCTTGATATATCATAAAACTGTTTAGCCATATATAAATCTCCTATCTTAAAATAAAGAGGGCCACATATACCATGACCCTCACATACAATAATTTATAAAACTATAACCACTAAGACCTATTTAATTAAGCCTGTGGTGCTGGTGTAAACTGTGGCTTTCCATCACTCATTAGGTCAAATTCAAGCGGTGCAACATTTGTTGATTCTGCACCCTCTACATTCTTAACGTCAATTATCGCGTCAAAAGCTAACTTAGATCCGTTAGGGAACTCAATTTCTGCCTTTGTGGAGCAGTCAAGTCCATCCTTCCATGCTACGTCAGCCACATAGTCGTTACCATCATCGCCTACATGCCTCTTACCGTTTAGGGATATAGTAAAGCCCTTACCTGTCATAAGGCGCCTTACCCATCCGTCCGTATCCATTGGTGTCCACTCTTCTACGTTACCATCAATAGATAGCGAAAATGTTTCAAGGTCCTTTATTATCTTCATGTCGGCAGCCTGTGACTTTGTTCCTTTAATGCCGACTTTAAATTTTATCTTGTACACTGGATAAACTCCAGCTAGTCCATTATTCTTAGGCATATTTTACCTACCTTTCATATAATATATCGAAGTTGATTACGTATTCATAAATCCCGTTGTCATCAACTCCTAACCCTATTGGGTTTGCGTCTCTTAAATTGATTTTAATAACTCGGTGCTCGTTTATAACTGGATTCTGCCCCCATAAAGCATTGTAAACTTCCATTGATTTTAGTTCTGTCTCAATGGTATTTTTCGTCCAATGTATCAAGACTGAATAGCCTTGTATAAAGGTACTTGTATTTTCTAATCCACCTACGCACACCTTATTAGTGCCCATAGATGGTTTAGAGTACACACAAATACTTCTTACATCATTGCTTCTTAGGGAACCGCTATACCAACGGTCCACACCGTCTATCTTACTTTTTAGATAATCTTTTACATTAGAAGCTGTTATCACTTAATCACACCCCCTGAATTCATTTTCAAGAAGATTCCCACTGTATTAGCCAACCATTTTCTACCATCCCCATATTGCCAGTAGTCACACCATAAGCCTCTAGCATTGATATGCTTATCCTTACTAAAATTATATTCAGGGTGGTAGTATAATCGTCTAGCATAAGGGGTATCCCACGATATGTAACCTTCGTTGTCTACTACTCCATGATGTTCAGAGTCTTTTAATATACCATCTCTAAATGGCACTACCTGTTTACTCTCTATTTCAGTAGCCAGGGCATCCATAGTCATTTCTAGCGTGGGTGTTGTCGCTGATTTAATCTTATCTATAACCTCTTGATTTAGGGTTATGCTTACTTCTACCTTAGTCATTAAATCAACTCCATTTCAGTTGAATAAACAGAGCCGTCAGGATTTCTTGGTCTAGATGTCCTGTAAATAGTTCTGGTCTTCCCATCAATTTTGATGAAAGCCTTGTTAAAGACTAAGTTAGTGTATACAATGGCAAGCCCTGATAGTTCTATAATCTGTCTATTTTCGTCTAGAACGCGTCTTATGGCTTCCTCATAGTAACACTTCCCCTTATACACTAAAACCTCTGTGACGCCGTCCTCACCATCTATTTCTTGTATTATCTCAATATCAGTATTCATCATAATACTAGGTGGTTTTGGAAATTTATCTATCATCTTAGCACCCTACAGGTCAAGCCTGTTCCTCTCAGGTATTCCACGACTTCTTTTGAAGTCCTAATACCACTAACGCTGACCCCAATATCACCAAAATTCATTGATGTTTTTGATATTGAAAAACTATTAAGCGGGATGGATAAGTAGTCCTTATAGTCATATAAGAATTTTGCGTGTGCACAAACAGCCTCTTTAATTAGTGACTTTTGGTGGTCTGTAAGATTGCTAAATCCATAGCCATTTATACGACCAAAACATATTATGTTGACCTGTCTAGATGCTCTTTCCAGGTAAACTTCTGTTTTATCATCTAATTCCTCATATCCTAATCTAACGTAATCATCTATTGATGCATACATCTTTATCACCTACCTTAAAATAAAGGGGCAATAAAAATTACTGCCCCTCTGATTCTTGATTATCTTCTGACTGACCCTGTGTGCCTTTTAGTTTATTTTTTAGCTTAGTATTTTCAGCCTTAAGCTTCTTATTTTCAGCTTTAAGCTTTTCTACCTCTGATACACTGTCTCCTGGAGCTTCCACAAGCTCTAATTCATCAGAATAAATCGAATACCCATTAGATATATAGGTATCCTTTTCGACTTCATCAATCTTATATTCTCTATTTCCCTTTACTGCGTACATGATTTACCCCCTATTCTGCTTCAGATACTATGTAGATACCTTCCTTCTTCTGCTTGATAAGGAATGTATCCTGGAATGACCTATTCTGATACAACCACCCGAAAGCAGCACGAGGTGTAGACCCCTTAGGCCACAAATAAACATCCTGAACCTTAATTGGTGCGATTATAGCTGATGTGTGGTATATGATCATATGCATCTGCTTAGCTGAACTTCCAGGCTTAAATCCCTCAGCGAAATCATAAACAGTCTTAAATCTATCTGACGGCACCTTTGTTATTTCCACCTCGTCCAAGCTCCTAACATTTCTATTGATATCTGTGCTGCCAGTAACCTCTAGTGTTCTCTGAATCTTTTCAGCATTTTTAATCATCCTATATACCACTGGTGTTACCTTCATCTTTCTACCTTCAGACGGTACGCCCGCTTCGTCCATATACTCCATGGCCTTGTCAAATACTTCTAAGATGTTATTCACTGTTAGTGCAGTATTGTCTATCTTAGCACCATGCGACTTAGCGTCTGCATATAGCTTAGAATACCTGTAGGCATCTGTTTCAGGAATAGCCTGGTCTTCCATGAAAGCTGATGTTATGTTTCCAGCACTTAGCACCTGATTAGTTTCGTCTACATCCATCTCATCAACATAGAACTCTATGTCTCTGTCATGAGTCAGCTTATAAGGTGTCCAGTCATTAGTGATTGTCCCCTTATTCACGTCACCATTTCTCTTATGGTCCTTATATCCTGATAGGGCTATTGTTGGAATCTTAATTGTCTGTGCGTCGATAAACTTATACTTTTTATTCGTCGCCATGTCAGCACTTGTTAATCTGTGCTTGTATTTATTCTCAATCTGTCTTTCAAATCTTTCTGCATAATTGTAACTCATTGTTTAATTCTCCTCTCTACTTCTCAGACGGTAGGCCAAAAGCCTCATTTAAGGCCTGTTCAGTCAGCTTAGGTTCGTTCTTACCTGCCCCAAATTTAAAGTCTATGCCACCAGCATTAGGATCATCTGGGTCTCCAGGCTCTTTAAATAAAAAGCCCTTGTCCTTTTGTAGGCCCTTTAACTGCTCATCCAAGCCTATGATATTACCATCTTCACCTACGATTAAAGCCTCTTTGTTAAACAGCCCGGTAACTAAGTTTTCATCATGAACCTTACCTGCTATGGCAAGTTTTATAGCAGTATCCAAAGTCATAGCCTTTAAATCTGCCTGGTACTGCTCTGCATTAGTCTTATTCTCTTTCTGTAAGGTTTCAATCGTAGCCTTTAGGGTCTCCGTATCTTCCTTAGAGTTCTTAAGAGTTTCTAGCTGTTCGTCTCTCTCGCTTACTTGTTTTTCCAGAGTCTTAACCGCCTCATTTTTTGTGTTGAAATCTGCCTTGGATACAAAGTTTTCACCAATACCCTTTTTGATATTTTTTATGATATCATCCTTACCCTCAACATCTTTCAATATTTCTTCTAACCATTTCATATTATCTACTCTCCTTTTTATTCTGGCCGGTACCAGTATGTAGTTGGCCCTTTTATTCTCTTGGCCTTGAGTACTTTATTGCATTAAAAATAGACCTTTTAACGACTTGTCCAGGTCGATTATTTAATTTATAGTGCATAGCCCTTTTAAGACCATGCACCCACACATAGAGCCTCTTTTAATTAAAAGTCAGCTATCTATATGCTAAATTTATTGTCTATAGGAAACCCTAACATAAGGATTGCTTTCCACACAATCAATTACCTGTTAAGGTGCTAGGGTATAGATATTTTAGCTTTGCGACGGAAATAAATTTCCTTCGCACATCTTTTACCGCAATTCGTGGTAGATAGTGAGACGAAAAAAGCTAGTATTTTCAATACTTGTGCAATTTGCGTTTCTTTCGTCCCGGTAGAAAATGGAACGCAAATAACGAAATTAACCGCAACAACCAGTTGAAACTATACAATTTTTAGGTGTTATTTTTGTTTCTCTTACCCTTGTTGTTATTCTGTTTCCATCTAGGTCTAGTGGGATATTTTCAACTTTCTTATATACATCCATGTATATTTCTCCCTTATCACCATTCATGGTAAACTCATAGTAATAGGCTCCCTTGTTCTTGGCACTAACTAAGCATTTGCTATTCTGTAGTGTCTTACAAGACCATACGACAAACACATCATCAATATTTAAGAACTCGTCCTGGTCTTCCCTTGCATTTTCATATAGCATTACTTTCTGAACACACAAACTTATAAATCTTTCGTTGCTTATCATATTAATTATCCTTCCTCAACTCTTTAGCCAGTTCAATTCTCCTACTTAAGATATCGGCATAGCTATTCATAAAATATAGCTGGGCATACATTAACCCTAATTCATCAGCACTTAGCCCCTCTAATGTCCTAATTGCCTTATCTAATTTCGTTCCCTTTTCTGTCAATTCTTTTAGTTCCTGTTCCATTCTTTCAATGTAATCCATTATTTTTCTCCTCTCATATTTTATACGACGAATTTTAGCCTTTTTCCGTCATATAAATATTTATACGTCGAATTTTAGCCAAAATCCGTTATATAGATTCCCTTTCTAAGGCTTCTAGTTTTCTTTTTTCATTGTTGAAGTTAGTTGAATCTGTTGTGCCTGCTACTACTCTTTTTTGACGCCTAATATCCCTTTGTATACGTCTTTGTTTTTGAGTTTCTTTGTAAGCCTCGTCTACTTTGTCGGGGTCAAGAGTTGGGGGTATTGTGCTTATGCCAGGATAAAATGTATTTAGATTATGCTGGCAATTAACATGAAGTAACCCCTCGTCAACCGCTTCACTTAGTAGTGGATATGGCCCATCTTCCTTATCTCCACCACTGAAGATATCATCAATTAAAATCTTATTTTGCCAAGGTACACATAAAGGGCATGCGGTTAGGTGTTGCGACACTAAAACTGTTGTAACGCCCATTTGTTTTCTTTTAGCACCCTGACCGTGTAAAAAAGCCTTATGGTTAGATGTCCTTAGGCACATAGTGGCATAATCTGCTATATTTACCCTATTACCATTTTTATACTCTATGTTAGATATCCCGGCTCTTAGGTAATCACTTGTGGCCTGGTCTATAGCTTGTTCAAGCGTTAAACTGCCATTAGATAAGCCTACCTGGGCCCTAGTTATAATCTGTCTGTATTGGTCATCCTGGTATCTCAAGATAGCCTTTGTTGGGTCTGCTACAGCTTTCTTTGTTTCCTTAATCAAGGCTTTTAGCTTGTCATCATTGATTCTAAAAAACACATTTTCTTTTACTCTACCTGACATTTCAAACTCTTTTAAGGCTTGCTTAACTTCTTCCTTAGTTACTGACTCACTTGGTATTAATTTGTGAGGCTCTATAACAGGCTCTGTTAGTTTTGGTAAAGCTATCCTAATATTATTATCAAGATTTAATTGCTCGGCTTCTATGAGGCTGTCAGTGGCTAATTTAACCCCCATATCGTAGGTATTTATCAGTGCTGTCTGTATTACTTTTTCAATTTCAGGCTCATAGGAACTTATAATATCTTGATTCTCTTTCCTAAATCTTTCCATATCTCTAAGTTTGACAGCCTGCCACTGCTCCCACTTAAAGCCGTGTTTCATTTCTTCCTTCTCATGTTTGACTAAGTTTCTCTTCATGGATGCGACTAGTTCCAGTTCCATCTTCTGGTAGATGTAAGTTATATCATCCCAGGGTTGGCTATTCGTTCTTAGATTCTTCTTCCGGCTCCGTTTCAATTGGATCACCACCTAAATCGTGTACATCTTCAGGGTCTTCTTCAACAAGGCTTACCCCTCTTAAGCTTTTTATTCTTTCAACCTCTTCTTCTTTTTCTTCAGGAGTTAAACTATCGCCCCATAACTCATCTACTTGCCTCTCAATACTCATGATATTAGCAGCGGCTGCCTTAGATGTAGTATCCACTCTGTCCTCAAAAGAAGGGCTTGCGTATTCACCAAACAACAAAGACACATCATTATCCGGCACAACAACACCTACGCCTTTGTTCTCTATAATTTGCTGTGTGATTAGGGCGGTATTAACGACCTGTGGAATAACTTCCATAAGAGTATCAACTATCTTACCCCTAGTCTTTAGTGTGGTCTTTTCTTTTTCTCTCTGGGCCTCTGCATTGTCTGTCTTTTTTAAGTCAATTCCTAGAGTTGATGGCGATACTATCCCTTGTAGCACTAAGTCTAAAAGGCTGGCATATGTATTTACAAAGGCGTCATAGTTAATAATCGCCTGCACCTGTTCGATCTTATCTGGCTGGCCCTCTTTCATAGGTGTGTCCGTTTTTATAAATTTGTTGTCAAATGAACTAGGTGATAACACTCTACCTGTTTCAGGGTCCTTAGGTAAAAGAGATTCAGGAATATAAGTTTTCACCTTACCGTCTCTTATGGCTTCTATCCACTGTGAGACTACCTCGTCTAATGCATCTATATTATCACTTTTACGGTCCAGTATTCCCATCCCCCTGTTTCTATCTTTAGGGGACTTATAAAATCTTAAGGGTACACACAAAAAGAAGTTACCCGACCAGGTAACATCTGTTAAGTCTTTTATCTCCTCAACGGTTGATATTGGCACTTCCTTACCGTGCTCATCTACCAGTCTATACTCTATGGCGCCCTTTTTATAGGACTCAACAAGCTTATAATTTCTGCTGTCTTTTTTGTAGTGACTATAGAATCTATACTCAACGGGTCTACCTCTTTTTACTAATATTTCTAGATCCTCACCTGATACAAATTCTATAATAGGGTGTTCTGAGACTTCTTTATCGTAGGAAAATTTAAAAACGCCATCACCAACAATCAATGTATCAGTAATCGCATCTCTGAATAGTTCACTATCAAAGTTATTGTCTTTGGCTATCTCTTCCCAGCTATTTAATACCTGGTTTTTTTCACCCTGTAAATCTCCAACCTGTAACCCCTCATAATCACCTAATATTAAATCGGTGATAGAGTCAATAATAGTTGCATATATTCCACTGTGGAATTTTCTTATAGTACCGCTAGCCGGGACAGACGCCCAAAATCTAGCCCTACTTACACTATCTGAGTTAATAGCAGACTTAAAGAATTCTTCTAACTCTGATGGATCTCCTCTATACCAAATCCTATTTTTAATGCAGTTATTATTAAAGCTAACTATCTCTGTCAAATTAACTGGTATATCAGTATTATTTTTTATAACATTTATCACTTTATCACCTCTCTCCTATACTAAATTTATACGGAATAAAACCATACTGGCCACTATTTATTGTGTGGTCGTTACGGTCTTCTGGCTCATATTTATCTTCTTTCCAGCTATAGATCTCCATCTCCCTAATGTGATGTGTGTTGTGGTCAAGTACGTAATAATATGGGTCTTGGCCATCATCATAATTCAGCCAACCTAACATCAGGTGAATACGATCTATTATGGTCATCTTCTTCCACGCATTATTAAACCTATACACAGACGCCTTTGGATTTCTACGCCTAAACTTGTTAATTTCTGTTAGCGTAGCCTGGTCTGCTGAATCTATAAAGTTGTCAGGGCTAAACCCCCAATTAGTTCTATTTCTTTCCAGGAACTCATAAAATAAAGGCGCTATATCACTAGGCGCCAGTGGCTGCGTTAACTTAGCATTATTGTATACCTCTTCTTCAAGATATATCAATACCCCGGTATCAGTAATTCCTTGAAAACTCATGGCAAATGTATCCGGGCTTTCACTTGAATATGATGTATCTAATGCGCCCGTAAAATGTATTAATTTCCACTGCTTTATTTTATGTTCCTTGCAGTACTTTTCGTCAAGTCTATTTCTAAGCCACCTCTCTGGTTTTACATGAACCTGTCTATCAAAGTTGGGGAATACCAACCCTGTCGCTCTACCCCTAAGACCTAGTATCTTATTTTTGTACAGCTTGGTCCCTTTAGGTACTGACCTTTTTTTCTTCTCTATCTCCTCAGGAGATAAACTGAGGTTATCATTGAAAGTAAAAAACCAATATCGCCACTTAGGTGTCGGCTCTACTTTTTCTAGGTCTTCCATAATTTCTGGTGGTACATCTGCCTTGTATTTCTTATACGGTCTTGCCCGGTTTATAAATTCATCATATACAGGTAAACTTGGATCATCAGGATTTAAGGTCAGTAGCATGTAGTCATTTCTGGATACTATTTCTCGCATAAATTCTATATCCGCGGTGTTACACTCATCTATGTACACACATCCATACTGACCGCCTAGGGCCATTTTCCATTTATCCCTATTATCATAGCCCAGTATGTATATAATCTTACCCTCAAACTTAATGTGTGGAATCTTATCAGACTTATCGCCATTACCATAATATTCTGCACTGGGGTGAATATCTAAAATACCATAGTCTGGATTTAGTATGTTCTTTTCTGCTATACCTGTTGTCTTTGCAGCTATGATGTGAAGTTTCTTATTTGATCTAGACACCATACGCATAAACTTAACGCCCGCACCTACTGTAGTTTTACCAGAAGCGGTTGTTCCCTCTAAAATATCAACATCAACACCATTAACTGTATTACAAAAATCTATGTACTTAGGTGATAATGGCATTACATGATCATTCATCTAAGCCCTCACCACCTAACTGACTAATGACATCATCTAGTTTTCGGCTGTCTACATTGGCATTAATATTTATCTTGTCTGTAAATATACCTAGGTGCTTTCCAAGCAATTCCAGTGCGGATTTCTTATCGTATAGTTTGACTTCCTGCTCTCTACCAAACTCAGTTTCTTTGATTTTAATTGACTGAATACTAGCTAGGTCATCTTTTTTAGCATCCAAATACACACCACCCGTTGTTACGTCGACTACATCACCTATATTGACAAATCCTATCTTTGCTAATTCCTCTATAACTCTATCTGCCGTTACCCCTGTTCTTCTTGACCTTTCTGCCATTGCCTTAGCAATCTCGTTTGAAATGTTAAGTTTTGTTAAGTTTTGTGCTGCAATTTCTTTAGCAGTTTTTACTGAATATCCTGCTCTTATGGCCGCCTGAGTGGCGTTAAGATCGATTAGATATTCTTCTACAAATCGACGTTGTTTGTCGGTTAACTTTGCCATCAGGCTCACCTCACTTTCAATTTTACTGGTAACGCTATCGTTACTTTTTATCACAACAAAAAGACACCCAATCGGATGTCCTTTTCAAAATATATAAGTCAAGGAGGTCTTATAGTAACTTCCTAAGTTAGTGGTGGAAGTAAAAGGCTTTTGCCCTAGAGATTATATGAAGCTACTTACTGGCTGTCCTTTATACTTCCACGATACCATAATATCACATGATACGGGGACATTAGGGGACATCTTTACATAAATTGCTTGAATTCTTCTAACGCCCATCCGTGTTTTCTTTTAACCTGCCTGTAGCTGTAGTTTAATTCGCACGCTACCTCAACTAGATTCTTGCCCTTAAGGTATTTCATGTCCAATATCCTGATATGGTCCGGGTTAGTCATCCGGTCTAACTTTGATATGATGTCTCGTTTTAGGTCAATCAGTTCATCAATGAGATTGTCCATATCCTTTTCAAACTCACATATCCTGTTAACTATGTTTGGTAGGCTATCTCCACAAGGTGACGTTTGTACCCTCTCAGACATCACTACAGTACACGACTGGGCCCTTGCTCTTTCCTCTAATATCTGGTCTTTCTTTAAATTTATCTTAGTCTCTAATATCTGAATCTGTTCTAAGTATTTCTTTGGTGTCACTACTACTCCCCCTTAACTCTCTTAATTCTAGCCTTTAGACTGTCTAGTACATAATTTTGTACATCTTCTTTACGTCTTAAGGCTTCCATAACATCCTCGTCTCTAGTATCCTGTGTTACTAAATGATGTATTATAACCTTTTCTGTCTGCCCCTGCCTGTGAAGTCTCTTATTAGCCTGTGTATATAACTCATAATTCCAGTTAAGGCCAAACCACACTACATGATTACCGCCTTGCTGTAGGTTAAGCCCATAAGCTGAACTGGCTGGGTGGGTAAGTAGTATATCTATCTTGCCGTTATTCCAGTCTAGTTGGTCCTGTGGGCCCTCTAACTTCTTAACCCTTAACTTAGTCTTGGCTAATACCTCCTGAAGCCTTACAAGGTCATGTTGGTAGTTATAAAACACTAATGCACTCTTGCCATTTAGCTGTTCTATAAGCTCCATAAATGCATCTATCTTACAGTCATGGATCTCGTGATAATTATGGTCCTCATCATAAATTGCCCCGTTGGCTAGCTGTAATAATTTATTAGATAAAGCTGCTGCACTCGTGGCGTCTATATCTTCTGCATCAGGAACGGCCAATATCATATCACGCTCCATAGTTTTGTATTGCTTCTCTGCTTTAGGTGTTAATCTAACTGGGATAATATTATCAGTAACTGGTGGCAAGTCCAGGTAATCCTCTGCTTTCATTGAGATACAAATATCTGATATCTTGTCTGTGATTAGCTTTTCTGTATTTTCCACAGGTTCATATGAATAGCCCATGTAATCAGACTTAAAGTAATTGGCTCTAAACCCAAAAAAGCTTTTACCCAATCTTTGGCCACTATCCAGTAAATATACCTGACTCCACAAATCTAATAGTCCGTTAGGACTTGGTGTACCAGTTAGACCTATAAGTCTTTTGATGTGTGGCTTAACCGATTTTAAGGCTTTAAACCTCTTTGCCTGATAGGATTTAAAGCTGGAAAATTCATCACACACCACCATATCAAACGGCCAATTATTCTGATATAAATCCACTAGCCATACCACGTTCTCCCGGTTTATGATATATACATCTGCTGTGGTATTAAGGGCCTTTATTCTCTGCTTCTCTGTTCCCAGCACTGTGGACACTTTTAAGTGGTTTAGTTCTGGCCATTTTTCAATCTCATTTTGCCAGGTAGCTTCTGCCACCTTCTTAGGTGCTATCACTAACACCTTATTAACTAAGAATCTATCATACTTTAATTTATCTATACTTGTCAGTGTTATAAGGGTCTTGCCTAATCCCATATCAAGGAACAAGCCTATGTTGTCGTTTTCCAAAATCTTATCCACACAATGTGCTTGGTATGGATGTAGTTTCAAACTCACTTGATCACCTCAATTCATCCGGTATTAAATCATACCTGGACCTCTTAATAAGGTCGACTAATTTTTCAACTCCTGGGATTCCATAGACGACTACGGCCCTTTGGTGTCGTCCCCTAATTTTACTTATCTGACTTCTCTGTGCCATAGTCAACTTACCCTTATCTGCTTTTATCTCGGCAAATATAATCACTCCTGACTCTAACACTAATATCCTATCTGGTACCCCCACATTTCCCGGAGATACGAATTTATAACATAACCCCCCTAGGTTTTTAATTTCTTTGACTAATCGTCTTTCAACATCTCTTTCTAACATCTCTGAATCTCCTTAAAAATTAGATGTAAACCATGTAAACCAAAATATCGCGTACGCGTATAGAGTTATTAAATATAGCGCGTATAGATATTATAGATTCATATTTTTTCTATAATTATATATTTTTTGTATTATATATGTATTTATGGTTTACATGGTTTACAAATTAATAAATCTATTGAAATTACTACTTTGCGTTGTAAACCAACTTGTAAAACATCTATATTTTTTATAGTTTAGATGGTTTACACTTAGATTTTTTGTAAACCAAAGATGGTTTACAAAATTAAAAGATGGTTTACAAAAAATGCCCATTAGTTAATCCGTTTTAACTCTATTATTTTGCTTTTTTCAAAGCCTTTTTGTGTACCGAAATTTCCGTATCTGGCAGTAGAATTTATCTTTCGCCACCCTGATAATCCGGTCAATATTGATGATATTCTATTCGATTCCCTCTTCGTGCAATATTTCATATCAGTACCAAAGCACACCTGCCAAATCTCTTTAACACACACCCTGTCCCTATCAATTAATGGGCTTTCTGTCTTTAGATTTCCCTGCACGTATGCCCTCTGCTGGCCGATATTAAGACTGTACCAGTCCCTGGGTATCTTCATAGCAAGAAACTCTTCTATCTCTGTCTGCCAAGGGTCAATCTCCCTAAAATCTTCCTGGAACTTCTTCGATATGGCTTCACTCTCGCCCTCTAGATATAGAGGTTCACCTAGTATATAGTAAATATAAGCTTCCGCCCATATCTGGTCTATTTCCTCGTCTAGGTCCTTAAATATGTTCTTAGTAGTGGGCTCTACGCCAACCTTTATCGGCCAAAAACGCCTATTACCCGTGGCATCTTTTAAGAATTCACTGGCATTAGTTGATCCAAAAAATACACATCTTCTAGGTCTTTTAAAAGTGTGCCTGCCATAAGCAGCCCTGTAGATATCATGCGTCTTAGATAAAAACTGCTTGATAGCCTCAGTCTCTGACTTATTCATGGCTGATAGCTCGCCCACTTCATTAATCAATGTACCTTGAATAAGTTCCGCTGCCTCTTTACCTTCAAAGTTATACAGGCTATCACTAAACCAGTTCATACCTAACTTACTCAAGAATGTAGACTTACCTATCCCCTGCTTACCGGTAAATATAACCATATAGTCATACTTAACCCCGCTATCACTAAACGCCCTAGCGACGGCAGCAGCCAATGACTTCTTCATGATATCCACTGCATATATGGACTGTTCAGCACCTAAGTAGTCATGCAGCAGGGTAGGTATCCTCGGTACGCCATCCCACTTAAAGGACTCTATAAGCTCTTTTACTTCATTTCTTTTATTGTTATCACTTACTACCTTAACTGCTGTTTCTATCTTATCCTTGCCTGTTATCTGGTACTCCTTTTCTAACCTTAAAGCCAGCTGGGCGTCATCTGAGTCATTCCACTCCCTAGATCCATCACCACTATCCCAGGGTAGTGGACGAGTAACCATTAGCCTACCGGCAAAATCATCTAGCCATATTCTACCCTTGTAATTCCTATCATTAGATAGGATTAGCACGATGTTGGCTATTGACTTTTCATTCTTTCCAGTATTTGGATTTTTTTCTAGCTTCTCTACCCAGTTACTGTCTTCAACATCTTCCGCTGGATCTATACTACTAGCTGTGTCTTGACCTACTGCAACTTGACTTTGGCCTAGGTCATTGAAGTAATCCTGGGCCTCTTCCTGGCGTTCTTCATCAAGCTTAGACATAACTGCCTTATCTACTCTAACAAGCTCTTTCATAGCCACGTAAGACGGCATTTTGGATACTGGAGTACCTTCAGTTGCTTCTTCGTCAAGATGTGAGAACTTATGCAGCCTTATAAGGTCCCAGGCGTTAACTAGCTGACCACTACACGGGTCTGTAGCGTGGTGAGAATATAAGAACATTCCATCTTGGTATATAACAGCACCACCTGATGTTGACCCACCTGCATAGGTATACCTGTCATCTTTTCCTGTATCTTCATAGGCGCCTGGGATAAATTTATCCATGGCTGAAAATATATCATAGGTCCTACAAAAAGCCCCTACAAGCCCTTTTTTAGTGGTAGGATCCTGTTGCTTATCTACTAAGTGCCTTTGCTTAATATCAACCCCAGGAACCTGTGGCCAACAAGTGACATCCTTCCAGTCTGCATACTGACTAAGAATACCATCTGCGTTTAAAAATGGTTTGTCCTCATACTTATACACGTATTCGCTATCAGATGAACAACTCGGCCAATACATAAGCCTAGATGCCTGAAATGTTGTCGGGTCTGCCATCTCTATTCCTATCATGGCTGCCACTTTTCTTGCTATAGGCTCATACTCATCAACGGTAATTGTCCTATCTGTAGGAATGATTATCCTAAGCCTGGGCTTATAACTAGCATGCTTTCTAGTTGAATATATAACATAGTTACACCCTAGTATCTGGACCCTTTTGATAACATCATCTGTCATCCCACTTGCGATATTATCAAAGTCCAGGGTAATTAGATCCCTGGACTCGATATTATGTGAAAGTCTTTGATTACCTCTAAGTACACCACCGACAAAACCACCAACATCTTTTAATGCATCCTGCTGGGATTTTTTCATCTTCATGTAATCGGCTAGACTCTCAAGTGATCTAGTAGGGGTCTTTAATTTGTCAACAAGGTCAGAATAGTTCATAGTCTGTCTTTGCCAGTTTTTTGAATACCTATTTGACCCCACCGACAAGGTTATTTTTCTATCATTTTTAAACAAGGTTACCCCCCCCTTCAGATTTTAGCGCATTATAGGTAAAACTAGTCCCGCAAGGGCGTAGTCACCACTAGTGTTCTTTTCAAATACACCTACTGGGTGTATTCTGTCATATTCATTCACGATACGTAATTCTGCATCTTTATCAAAATTCTTTAATAGATCCTTGTTAACCATAACGGGTCTTTCTTTTTCATCATCAGGATTAACCTTTAAAAGCGCCACTAAACATTCTTTGGTATCAACAATTCGCATATCATAGCCTATTATCGTAGCCTTTTGGGAATCAACCACCACTTTATTTGGGAATATTGAGCCAATTTCTGATACTCCCTCTGATAACCTTTCACCATTTAAATCGAATGGGAAAGTCTCCCTAGGTACGTAATATGCCACCACATATGGGGCACGAATCACCTCTAGGTAATCACTTTTTGGGTATATTTTCACCTTCAAAGGCTTATCACTTAAAATATCTTTTAGTACTTCTGTATATATCTTTAGTAATTTCATATCCTACTCCTTAAACTTTATCATTGGGTGCAAATACTAGAGGTTTGCACACCAACCTATTTGAATTTTTATCAAATATTACCACTAAATTTCTATGTCTCGGAAAAGTCTCCACACAGCCACTATCAGCCCTAAAATATAGGTTGTAGTCATCCATATACTCGAATGTTAAATCAAGTTCACTACTGTGGCCCTCTGCTAACTTCACCCTATAGCTATTACCAGTCACCAATTCAGTGAAGTCTTTTAGCTGGGCATTTCTCTTTCGTCTCTCAGTTAAATCATCCTTGAGAATTCTACACATGTCATATTTTGATATGACCTTATTAGGCTTAGCCTCTGTATTTCTAGCCGGTCCAATTTCTTTTAGGTCTTTATCCATCTCGCCCTGTTCTTCTATAAGTTTTAGTCTTTTCAACTTTACTGCATTAAATGACCTTACCTGACCAAACTTCTCAACATATTTCTTGTATACGATTCTGGGTGGGCATTCAATATTATCTGCTATGAGACTTATTTCATCATCCGTCCAGGGATATTTATATACTGACATCAACCCACCTACTTTCTTTTATACATATCATTTATTCCTATTTGCTGGTAAACATCTTTTGATACGCTATACCTAAGCATTTCCCCATGGTTATCTTCAACCACTATGTAATATGCTTCGTCGTATCTCTCGCCATTTTCTATCTTTTCTGGAACGTGTTCTTTCTCAATGACTTTGCCCACATATAACCTATCCTGTTCTTTCTGGATTGTTTTTCCTACACTAAATCCGGTTATAAATATCATCCATGCAACTATAATTAATATTGCAACATAGTATATCTTCTTGGGCAACTTCCTGTAACCTAAATAACTCATTTTATTTACTCCTTAACTCCAAACCAGTATTTTTTAAGTCTATCTTCTCCAATTTTATCGATAACTTGCTGTGCGATTTCTTTTGTTTCAAAACAAGACACACCACAATTAAAAACTCCATAACTCTCGATATTGACCGACTCATTATAATAGTTATATACTAAGCAGTAATTATGTTTATTAAATTTAAAAGGCTTGCTATATTTCCTCATAATAGCCTCAATCTTACGTCTTTCACATTCAAATTCAGCTTCTTCCTCGGTTAAAAAAGCATTGCCCATCTCTCTTGCATCTTCATCAAAAACATCATCGAACATATGACGCATAACTTCTCCATCAGGTTCAATGCCATAATATTCTTCTCCATCCTCTATATTTAAATCCCATATAGTCTTAGGTTTCTGCTCTGCCTCTGCTTTTTGGACTATCAGCTCTTTTATATCTTCCCAGTTGTCATTAATTAGTTTTCTTATATCGTTGTCCATCTTTTAACCTCCTATTTTCCCTAACTATCAAGCCACTCTTTTAATTTCTTTAAGTGCATATTATACAAGCCTTTCGTTGCGATTAATTGCAGCCTATAATCATCAGTTGGCGAGTCATTAATATGTTTGTCTATACTGCATATTTCTGATTCCAAATAAAACACAGCGTAAGTCGCAGCAACAATTTGTAAATTATAATCCAGATCCATATCACTCACCTATGCTTTCCAAAGTCTCAATGGCGAAGTCTAAATTCTTCCTGGCCTTCTTTAAATCTTCAAGGCCGTTTTTCTTTTCCCACCTAAAGATGTATTTCATAGCATTGCCACAAGCCCAGTAAACATAGCCTTTAGTGCCTAACACAGATTTTAGAACGTCCTTAGACTCTATACCTAAGCCGCCTAGCTTATAATGTGCTGGGCTGTTAACCATGTCCCGTGACTCTGTTCTTATCTGTTCTTCTAATTCATTTCTTATCATACTTAACCCCCTAATCTTTCATATAAAATTCTGACTCAAAGCCAGCACCTTTTAGTACTAATCCTGGTGCCCATCCTACCGGCTCTGCCATTATCTCGCATACTTCGTCAAGTGTAAGGTCTTGGCTGGCATCCAAAACTACCTCATCATGAATGTGCATTACTACCGGATGGTTTTTAAGTCTACTATCTAACTTAATCAATAAGTCTGCCAAACAGTCCCTAGCAATAGCCTGTACGCAGTTTTCGGTTAGCTTACCCCCATAAGTGCTTTCAGGATACCACTTAGTGTTTTTCTGTGAAAAAAAGTGAATTGCTGGCTTGTCAAATTGATTATCCTTGATGTATGGCTTTGGATAAAATAGCTTTCGTCCACTAGGTAGCTGGATTGTTAAAAATGACTGGCCGTATATAGCTTCACACTCATACCTAATCCTAAGACCTCTTATCTCTTGGTCTTTTCCTGTCTGTAGAGCCTTTATACAAGCCCGATTTAGACCGTGCCATAGCTTAACTATGTTAGGGTTTGCCCCCCTCCACTTTTCAACTATTTCAGTCATTTCATCTTCACTAAGGCCCATCTTATCGGCCCCCATAGCAACTAGGGCACCTACACCACCCTGGTAGCCTAAGGCAAGTGTTGCGACCTTACCACGCTGTCTTAACTCGTATTCTGGATTACCCTTTTTAATTAGTTCAAAAGGCACACCAAACATCTGGCTTGCTGTAGCTTCGTATATTTTCCCGTGAGTAGCAAATACCTTGTTGACCCACTCTTCTCCAGCTAGCCAAGCAACCACTCTAGCCTCTATGGCTGAATAGTCAGCCACTACAAACTTATTACCTTCAGTTGGTATAAAAGCCGTCCTGATAAGCTGTGATAGGGTGTCAGAAGCATTCCCACATATAAGCTGTAGTAAGTCAAGATTCTTAGTCTTAATAACATCTCTAATGGTATCTAGATTGTCTAAGTAGTTTCTAGGTAAGTTCTGTACCTGGACTAATCTTCCTGCCCATCTACCGGTCCTGTTAGCTCCATACACCTGTAGTAGTCCCCTTACCCTATCACCTCTGCCCTTGCATACATCCATGGCCTTATACTTGCTTATAGAGGCCTTGGCCAGTTCCTGTCTGATTTTCAGAAATTCTCTGACATCACTAGATATATCATCTCTTGATAGAAGACTTGCTACTGTTTCCTTGTTGGTGTTTTCAACTCCGTCTACCCTTTCCTGTAGCCACTCAAGCACCTGCTTAGTTGAATTAGGGTTATCTAGCCTGGTTACTTCCTTGGCTCTTTTAATGAGTCTGTCAGATGACTCATCATCAATGGCTAGTGCGCCATCTACCAGGTCTACATCCACCTTAACGCCTAAAGCATTCATTGAGTCTGATAACTCCCACAGCCTTTGTTCAATATTCGGCACTGGAAATATAGATAATCTCTTATATATCTCCATCTCGGCCACAACGTCCTGCTTACAGTAGTCTTTAAACATCTCCCACTTGTCTAGATCGTGGCAGGGTAGATTTCTAAGCCTACCCCCATTAACCTTAGTCGGCTTACAAGGCTTAGAGAAGTAATTAATAAGTGCCTTACCTGCTGAATCTTTTTTCTTATCCTGCGGTAGCCCTATGGCATTGCCTGTCTTAGCCAGTCCCCCCGGATAGCCTAGATACATAGCATGAAACATTGAACAACGCCAACCACACCTAGTACCTACATCATATCCGGCTGCCAAAAGTGCATTATACTCAAATGAAGCATTATATGCATGTTTGATTACTTCATCATCTGCCATAGCCCTAATAATTTCATCAGGTAGGACCTCACCCTGTGCCAGGTCTATTATTTGAACTTCTCCAAAGTCTATTGAGTATGCAAACATAAGGACCTCAAATGCTGGGTCTTCTACATATTTATAAGCCCCGCTACTGGTGATATCTACCTCTGAATAGGTTTCTATATCTATGCTTAAGTGCTTCATAGCTAATCCCTCAAAACTCCATAGAAGTTATGCGGTCCACTTTCAGTAAGGTCTAAATCAGCCACAATAATCCCCTTTGATGAAAACTGAATACAGTTATAGTAGTTGTCTGCAAGGATATCAACTTCGTCTATTTCAACATCTCTTTCTTTAGCTTTATCAATTATTTCATTTAATGCATTTATAAAAACTTCAAATTCCATATTTTTAACCCCCTACATCGGTAAAATAAAGAGGGGTAAAAACCCCTCTATTAAGTTCATGTATTATACTGGCTGTCCTGTAATAGGATCTACTGCCGGCATAGCTACTGCCGTAAATGCGTCCTGTGCATTAAAGCTAAATCCTAGTGCCTCACCATCTCTTGTCTTCTGAAGACCGTTAAGTCCAAAGCCTATCCCTTTTGACTGGTTGTCATATGCGTATATAGATAGGGCCACGTGGCCATAACACCCGCTATATACTTGTGACCTATCCTGGATAGGCTGTACCCTCTGGTCTACCACTGAAGGTGGTCTATCCTCACTACAAGATGCAGTAAACACCCAGTGACCCTTGCACTCGTCCCCGAATGGTGTACCATTTTGAGTAACTCCATCACCATCATGGATTGGGTGTTTTACGTGCTGAATTGATACACCCTTTAACTTTCCATTAGCCTCTGCCTGCGCTTCTGCCTGGATAGCCTGCATTAGCATGTTATATCCATTTACATCTGACTTAGGTAACAGACAAGTTACCCCGTATTTTAATCTACCACTCTGGTCCTCTTTTGCTACGAATACATTTACGTAGCTTAATCTTACCTCTGTTGTTGTTATCTGCTGTGCCATAATTAATTCACTCCTTCTTTATCTAAATTATTAAACATACTTTTTGCGTCATTTAAGACGTATTCTTTTCTTTTATCGCTGGCCTTAACAAGTGTTGGCTTACCTGGTGGCTTTTCTATCACACCATCTAAGATGCTTGCAAAGTCTTTTTTACCAACTAACTTTTCTAAGTTAGTCATGGATAGTAACTTTCTTTCGTACAGTAGCGGCTCTTCATATCCCGCGGATACTAGCTTACTTACTGCCAAAGCTTCATCAGTAATCTTCCTATTACTCCTACCTTCAACCAGCTTATAACCTGTTACTGTATTACCTGCTAGGGCCTCTGCTAAGGCTTCTGACTCTAAAGACTTTATCCAATCAACTACCCCATCAAGCTTCATGAGTAAGTCACCCATTTCCTGGCTTGAAAGTAATTTAATTTCATATGGGTCTACTTCTTTTGACAATATGTGCTCTTCTACCGGCTTAAACATTGCTTCTGCCCTAGTCCTACACTTTGACTTTGCCTTACAAAATCCACAGTGATCACCTACAGCCAGTTTGTCTGAGTCGTTAAATGCTTCTAAGGCTATCGGCTTTATCCTCTCGCCAAAGGCCAGTAGTTCATCTATACCGATTGTGTGTGTATCAAAATGACCTAACCTAGGCTGCACTATAGACAAGTGAATTGTCTTAATGCCGTATATCACAGAAAACATATTATACACACCCAGTGCGTACAGCATTAGTTGTGAGTTATCCTTGGCATCCACTTTTACACCAGTACCATACTTTAAATCTATAATGGATAACTCATTACCGTGTAACATCACACAGTCACAAGTTCCAAACCCTTCAGGTGCTACATTTGAATAGTCCACCCTCAATTCTACGTCTACGAATGGCCTGTCTGGATAAGATAAGGCCTTTTCTTTTACGAACTCAAAGTAGTCATCTGTGTAATCATCCATTGATTTATTCCAATATGGTGACTTCTTAAATTCATCCATAGCACTTTTAAATTTCTTAGGGCCTATCCCTTTTTTAAAGTACTTAGTCAATTTTAACTCTGCCACCGAGTGGGCCAGTCTGCCCTCTTCTGCGTATTCTGATTCTTTTTCCTCAAAACTTCTTTCAAGCACAATAGATCCAGGACAGTTTATCCATCTATTAGACCCACTAGCACTTAATTTTGCATGTTCTTCCATTAGATCACCCCGCCAAGCTCTTTTAGCTTAGCAGCAAAGTCGTTGTACTGCTCAGGCTTCAAATCACTCATCTGATTTACGCCAAATCCATTAACTAACACTGGCGTTAAGTCTGTAGACTTAATCTTACCTGATTGTACTAGTCCTATAGCTGCCTTAGTCAACTGGTCAAACGTGTAAGCCACTTCACTAACTGGCGCAGTAACTGTCTGAGTAGGCTGTGCTGTTGGCTGTACTATTGGCTGTACTATTGGCTGTGCCGTTGGTTGAGGTATCTCCTCTTTTGGCACTTCATTAGTAGTCCATACAGGTCCGTTATCCTCTGATATCCCAGGACCTACACTAGCTCCTATAAAACCTTTTAAAAAATCCAAACCTCTTACATTAACATCAATTTCAACTTTTATCATTGTATTACTCTCCTTCACTGTGTTATAATTAACATGATTAACTTAACTAAATGTTTGAAGCGATTGACTGATTTTATTAGTCGTCGCTTTCTTCGTATTGCCATCCAAGATAATCGTCTGACTTTAAGAAGTCTTGATAATCTTTCAACTCTTCATCTCTCAATTTAATCACCCCCTCTACATATCTGCTAATATGATCCTTATTTCTCGCCCGACTTTTAACCTTTCATCAAAAGTCACGCACTCCCTAAAATCTTGCCTGTAACCCTCAACTAATTCATAGTAAACTTCCTGCTTGTAAGTCTTAGGTTTTCTTGGCATAGATGTTGGGTATTCTTTGACTATTTCACATACCCTAGTTGTCCCCTCAAACTTAACTTCTATCAAACCTTTCACCTTCAACCTGTTTATATAGACCCTTACTACATCATAGTTAATGCCTAAATCATTCGCTACATCTCTATTGGATGCACTCGGATTATCAGCCAAATAATCGTATACTCTTTCTAAATCTGTCACCTTGTTACTTCTCACTTAATCACTCCCTAACCTTCATATTTAATTGCATCTAGCAGTTCAATAGCTTCAGTGAGTTTATCCCTTACGCCTTTTACACCTTTTCGCATATCGGTAAAACCTTCTTTTATAAGGGGTATTCCTACCTTTGCAAGAGTGCTAACATAAGCCTCTACTATATTTAGAATCTCTTCTGGTTCGCCCTTTTCTTTTGCTTCAATAATTACATTTTTATAATTTTTATTTGCAGCCTTTACAAATTCACCCAAAGCTCCCAATAAATCTTTCATTTCTTTTTCACAATTCATAATTTTACCTTCCTTTACTTAAATCTTATATATTCTGCCATCTTGTCCAGGCCATCTTGATGTACTCTAGCCCTATCAGTAGGGCGTATCCTATAGCCCCTAGAAAATGTGATATAAATTTCACTATTAACACCCCTTTCAAATCTTTCCTATAGAGCATGAAACCCAGCAGTTTTGTTGACCACACGGAAGTCTCCTTTTAGACCCCGTGTTTTCTCTACAGGATTTACAATTAAATTCATTGGCTGGGTCGTTCATCCAATTAATATAATGGACTAGATCCATAACACCCAACAAATCATATGACGATTGCCCGTTATACGGCCCCATATGGATTCTTACTGGCCTTGCTGTTGGGACATAAACCCTAACTTGTCTACCGTAAACTCTCATTTTTTACACCTCTCTAACTTTTTACTTTATAAGCTTTTACTTCCTTTCGCCTGACTTCATCAGTCAAATTTACGTATTCTTCCATGAACCACCTGAAAGCCTTTCTATCTACCCACTTAAGCTTTTGACTGTGGTAGATGTAAGCACTCTTAGGTAGTTTGCTATCGGGCCTTTCGTACTCAGCTATAAAATCTCTCATGTATTTACTGGTGGTTGACTTCTCAAAGCCCCAAATAATCTTAACCTCATGGGGCAATAAGACATCTTTGGTCTCCAGCAAAGCTACTAGAGATTCTAACTCCTTTTCTCTTGACTTATTCACTTTTTCGCCCCCCTACTTTTTAAATTAAATGTGTTCGTTTTTCTGAACTTTTGGGGTATAAAAAAAGTCAACCATATTTACTTCATCTTCATCCAGTAAAACCATAGCCTTTGCTATTTCATTCTGGCTAAATTCTAGCTGGTTGTTAAGCCTTTGAGATAAAGATGTTCTGGACATCCCCAATGCTTCAGCAAAGCTATCTAGGGTATTAAATTTTTCTTTTATTCGGCCCCTTAGTTTTGAATAATCCCATGACATACTATACACCGCCTTTCTGATACTATTTTGTTCGTG